TAAAATCTGGAGTTAAGCAATTAGCGTTTAGTTCTACTCTTACATATCTAGATTTATTTTCGTATGAACCTGATAGTTCTAAATATGGATCTGTAGTTCCAGCATCTCTTACTGTCATAGTCATATCACCAATAACTTTAGATATAAAGTTTGGTTGTTTTGGGTCTAAAGATAAGTTGTTGTACTGTTCTAGAAATACTTTTCTTTTTGTTGAATCATTTCCTCTTCTGATACCTAAACTAAATGTTCCACTTGCAGTATTTGCTGCAGTAATTTCATATCTTAAGTTATCAGCAGAACCAGTTGCAAGTACTCCATTACTATCTGGTACTCCTGCTGCATTACCAGCAAATCCATCACTTAAAGAGTGTAATTTAAATACGAATGCAGCTGCATCAACACCTGCATGAGCATCAGCATTATCAGAACCTGTAATAGATGCAGTAGCTGCAGCAAAATCATCCCCCATAATCCTAACAACTGTTAAAGTTCCAGAATGTTTTAAGTATTGTTCCGCTGTATGCGAAGTTAGATATTGATAGTAATCACTACCACTTTTAAATGTGTTCCCAAATTTAGATACATAATCTGCATACGAATCTACAACTGTTGGTATTCCTGCGGGTCCTTTTACTGCAGGACCAATTATTGCACCACCTATTTCAGATATACCCTGAGGAACGAATGATAAGTCATTTTCCTGGGTAAATACACCGGGACTTATAATTTTTTCAGCCATGTTTTTAATCTCCTATTATTATTTTTTACATTGATTTGCAAAAAGGTATTACTTTTCAATATATAAATATCAATAAGGAATCCAAAAGCCTACTTATTTGGGGTAAATATTCCTGTATCGGGATTTAATACTCCATCACCATATTTCTTACTAAGTTTTTCAGCTAAATCTATTTCTTCTTTTTGTAAGAATACAATTTTTGATTCAATGCCTTCTTTTTTAATTTTCAAAGCTATAGCTTCTATTTCTAAAGTACCAATAGCTCGTGAATAGCTTTCGTAGCTATTTTTTATTTCTTTGATTTTTTTTAGTTCTTCGTCTGTAAACTTTATTTCCATTTTAAAACCTCTTATCTATTTATTTTTTTACTTTCTTTTTCTTTTTGAATATCTACATAATTATCAGCATTTACTGCAGTTTCACCATTTACTACAAGTTTAGCTTTTGTAAATTCTTTTGGTTTATAATTACTTAAATATTTTTGCATGTTGTTTGGTATTATATACCCATTCATATCTATTTCAAATTCACACTTAGAGAACCTATCTTTTCCAAGTTCTGCTGATAAGTCTGTTGAAAAGCTTCCTATTTTTGCCATAAACTTAAATTGGTCATTCCCCCAATAAGAATTTGCTGCATAATTAACATCTTCTATTATATGGTTTAAGTGCTCTAGATAGCTAGTCCATATAATACAACTGTACTTTAGTATTACATAGTCTGGTACTACTATATTGTGAACTTCTTGTATTGGTTTTCTTCCTTGTAATACCGAAAAGTTATCATACCTATTTACTTTGGTATAAGGTCTAGTAAAACTTCTAACTACAGGGTTGTTAGGATCTATTTTAGAACCGATCATATTCTTTTCTAAAGAAGTTCTTTTATATACAATAGCAGGTAACTGTATTTTGCCTTTCTTATCTCTAAACACTCCTGATTTTTGTATAGATGCCCACCTTTCTGGTGAACCATATATTATAGGTACAGATAGTTCTTGGTTAGCTTCTTTTACAGTAGGCTTAATAACATTATCAAAATAAAATTTTATAATTTCGTCTATTTCATAAAGACCTACAGTTATATTAGGCTGATTATCATTTCTTGATATTTCATTCGCTCTATTCATACTATATGTTCTTTGCTAATCCTGTATATCCGGATCTAACTTTTTCTAAGTTAACTGTTGAACGCCTTGTTTCGTGAGTATTACAAAACACACCAACGTTCCAACCATGAGTACCTCCTGTATAATCTGTATCGGGGTTTTTACCTGTCCAGTAATCTGTAGAAGTTACGCTATCGACTTCCCAATACTTATCATCCCAATGTATTATATCACCACCTTCAATAAACAAATTAGCAATATCATTTAAAGTATCTCTCAAAAAACTAAATTTAGCATTTCTACCATAATCAGAACCAAATTCATCTGCTTCCCATTCCTGATCTTCCGTTTCTATCATACCGCCAACTCTAACTGCAGGAAAAAATACTTTATTTAAAGATTCGCCATATAAATTTTCTTTAGTTTCTACAACAGAAGATTTAAATATATCAACTCTTGTATCAATAAAATTATTTATAAGTTCTTTATTAAGATTTCTAAATAAAGATACATCTCTTTCTCCGCCGAATAGTGCCATAATTTACCCTATGTATATACCAAGTGGTACATTATTAATAGTTTCTCTTTGAAACTCTGATTCGTCTTTTTGTTTTTCTAGTAAATTTCTTCTAGAAGATTGTTCTAAATCTTCTCTTAATTGTGAAATTAAAATTTCTTTTTCATTAGCTGCTTCAGTTCTTAAAGTATCACCATCTACAGTAATTTCACTTCCAGGAATTGGCACTGATGAATATTTNCNTCTTATACCACCTAANAATTCTTTAGTAAGAGCAAGAGTATATTTTCTAATCCATTGCTTTCCTGGGTCATTAATTTGGTTNTAAGTCATATTATCATAACGAGCATTACTAAAGTCTGAAATCTCTGCAGAAGCCGAAGTATANGTATCAGCATACGGCTGGCTTCTTTCTTCAGTTAGTATATATTGAAAAAATAATTTATATGGAGAAGCGTTTGTTGGGTTTGGAAAAATTCTCAAATTATTATTTATTAATTCAAAAGAGTAAGCAGATTTTCTAATAACATCATTGAATTCTATAGCTTGCATTCTTAAAAGATCATCATACATTGGCATCATCATATAATAAACTGCTGGAGAATTATTCTGCCAACCGAAAGAACCTAACATTTGTGAAGTTCCTGTTCCAGTTCCAACATAAGGNTCAAAAAATCTAGTAATTGCAGGAGAAGCTTGATAGAAAACTCTTTTTACTTCTATATTTTTTCCACTTTCACTAACTTCAGACCATAAAGCATCTAAATCGTATGTTTGAGAACCAGATGATATATCTATTGAACCAGTATAATATGAAACATCGCCACCTACACCTGCTTCTGAACCATACTGTTTACTTATTTGAATATTTCTTCCTAAATTTGGAGAAACATTAACATGAGTATAACTTGAACTAGTTGAATTGCCTTTTAAAAATAATAAATTTTCTTTTATGTTAAATCTATTTACTTGAGAACTGTATTCAGTAATAGCTTCTTCGAAGCATGCATAAAATGAACCAGATTGTAATTCTATATCTACTACAGGATAACCTAACCTTTTAGCACACCACTTAGCTGTACTTACTGCTGAGCCAGTAAAAATATCATCTGATTCATATAAACCAAAAGGTGTATTTTCTGACGTTTCATCAGTATTCCAAGTTGCTGTTCCGTCCCATATTTTTATATCTGCCATTTCGTATCTCGATTTATTTTCTAGATTGCCTATTAATAAATATCAACTAGCCTACAAAAAAAGGCCCCCAAAATGAGGGCCTTTAATGAAAATCTAATAGTTAATTTTTATTATATAGAGTTTAAGTCTTTAATAAATACTTTACCATAGAATTCTTCCCTTACAACTTTCTTAGCATAACGAGTCATTACACCTTTTCTTGGCGTAAAGTTAGACGGGTCATATACTAATGGTGTCATAATTAACGGAATGTACGGAGCATAAACTGCACCTGTTTCTAGGAATTGTGTTCCTCGGAATCCCATCAAGATAATATTATCTTGAATGTATGGGTTTTTGTACACTGTAAATCGGCTGTTTAAAGAACCAACTTTTTGTACGCCCATTGCAAATTCACCTTTAGTGCCATCAGTGTCAGCAGCATATCCTGGAATAGATTCTAGAATTGTAGCTACGTCCGGTCCAACAACCATAAAGTTTGCTCCACCTCTCATTGTAGAAGCGTGAATTTTATTAGATACTTTTTGTAATACAGTACCTAAAGTTTGGAACCAAGTTCCTTGTTGATAAGCAACTGCAGAAGAACCCGCTGACCAATTATTAGTTGAGTCGTTGTGAGTTTCGCCAACTGTTGCTGACCAGTATCCTTTGTGTAAAGCTGAATCTAAACACATGTTGATGATTTCTAAGTCAATTTCCATTGAAATATATTCAGAAAGCATAGAAGTTAATTCTGCTTCAGCATCAATTGAATGATACGCATTTAGGTCTTGAGCAAATTCTGGAGTCCAGATTACTTTTAACTTACGTGTTTTAGCAACAAGAGCTTCTTGTCTTAATTGAACATTAATTTCTGGAATACCTAAATCAGTATCTATACCAGAAGTTCCTTCTGATGGATATTGATCTTCAAAGTCACCTCTGTTAGCAGCAGTTTCCGTTCTTGTTGGAAAGTGTACGTTCCAAACATCATCTGCATCCAAAGTCGTATCGGACGATGGGATAGAAGCTGAAAAGAATACATTGTAATTTGCACCATCATAATAGTTATATTGGTTCAAGTTAGCTACTACATTGTGAGCAGTTCCTGATGAAGAAATATAAAATTCCGTAGCTGCATAAGTATCATCATCTGTTAATGCTGATGATGGGAATGTTAATTTTTGTATTTGTGAATGCTCATATATTGGGTTAGCAACTGATTCAGATAATGCTCCATCATATCCTAACTCTCTCCAAATAGCATTTGCGTTAGCACCTGCTCCTGAAGCTGCAAATGTTATATTTGCTGCAGTTAATAGTGATGAT